CCTCCCAATGTAGCTGAAATCCCTTTGCGCTGAATGATCAAGCATATTCCAAGGATCAATCACACACACATTGATTCCCTTTTGGAATACCAATTCCCGAAACGCATCCAATATGCCTTTCAATGTGAGGTTTTCAAGGTCAATTTTTATCCAAAAAAAATGATCCTCAATGAAATCCTTTGTGTTGTTTAAGTCATCCGAGTTGCACATTTTGCCATTGAGTTTATTGGCAATCCTTTTGATGTGTCCTTCATAGGGAAATGATTCGGGTGAAAACATTGCGCATCTAAAATCATATTTCGTGGCCAAGTTGCAAAGCACCTGATCCACAACATCCGATTTTCCCGAATTCGGAATTCCAGTCACAACGCTCCATTCACCCATTGCGATTTTGAAATACGAATCCGATTCACCCATTCCAAGCGAATAGTTTTTGATGCCCTTTTCATTGTAGGATAAAACATTATCCCAAATGTTGTTGATATTCAATACACCCTCCAATGGGAAATTTTTTGCCTCCTTGATGATGTTTCGCAAAGTTTCAGCACCTTTTGAAATCAACACCTCATTCGCATCCTTGTATTCACCAAACTCCACGTATTTGCAACGATATGCGCCAAACCGCCTTGATAATTCATTGCGCAGCTGCAATCCCGCATCATCATTATCAGTGCAAAGAATGATTTCCTTTTTGTTTTTAAAGTATTCAAAGCAATTATCTAAATACTCAAGTTTTTGATTGCCCTTTGATGCACCATTTGGAACGGAGCAAACCGAGTACAATCCCGCTTCATGCAATGAAAGTGCATCCATTTCACCTTCCACGATGTAGCAACGTTCAACTTCCTTCAAATTATCAATGCCATAAAAAATCAATTCAGCACCCGAAACGAGTTTGAAATTCTTTTCAGCATCACGATATTTCACATTGATAAGTTCCTTGTTGCGAAAATAATTGAAGTTGATGCACCGCCTTTTCTTTTGCACTTGTGGCATATATTCAAGGGATTCACCGATTTTCCAGTGCGCAATCGTTGGCTCGGTGATGCCTCTGGATGCAAACCATTCAATCACACGATCATTCAAATCAACACTCACTTTTGGAGGTTTGATGAATTCTTTTTTGCGCTCAAACTTTACGCTCCCACTCCAACCGCAGTTGTGGCAATTGTACACACCCTCATCAATAGTGACCGATAAACAAGGATCATTTTTCTTTTTGCGTGTATGTGAGCATTTTGGACAAGTTGTTTTTTCGTATCCTGATTGTTTTTTCAGGATAATTCCGAGATTTTCAAGTTTCTGTTTCATTTTGCTAACTTAAAAAATAATTCAATCCGATTATCAACATTTCAACTGTTATTACATAAATGATGGCAAAATACATTCCCGCCTTTAATGTGAATTTTTGGTTTCTGTTTAGTTTCATATTTTAGATTTTAAGAATATTATTTCATTCATTGTGAGCATTTTATGTGGCTCAAGCACATAGGAAAGCACACGAGTGTGCCTCAAGTTCTTTTCATTAAATACCATCCCATTGGTTGCAAAACCTCTGAATTGGAATGTTTTTTCATCACCTTGAAAGAATGCAAATATATCAACATCGCATTTTGAATACTCTGGAATCATCATTGGGTTTCGGATATTGCGTGAACACTTTACATCAACGCTCCATCCATTCCACGTGGCATCGTATTTATCAGTACCTTTAATCTTTGAAGTGTTGCCAACACTAAAATCAGGCATCAAATTCATTTCCCTACAAAAAATGTATTCAGTAGCAAAACCCACATAATTGAGTTCTAATCCACTTTTTTCGTTTACAGTACCCAAACCATCAATGCCACTGCGTTCCTTGTTTATTTGCCTTTGTTTTGCGTGAAAACGTATCAAATCGCTTTCCCACTCATCCAAAAAATAGAATTTATTGTTTTCCATCAAGATATTTTTTTAAATTTTCATACTCTTGTGTACCAAGTTTGTACACCAATGCGAAATCATCCAACTCCGCTCCTTTTGTAATTGCACCAATCATTGGTTTTCCCGCAGGATCATTGTATTTGTAAAACTTGATAAGGTTTGGAATCATCTTGTATGCTTGTGGTTTGCCTGATTTTTGCATTCCCATAAAACGATCAACCCAAAGAATGCCATTTTTATCCTTATTGCGCAATTTTAGTATTGAAAGGAAATTGCCACTCCAAAATTGATCCTCACGTAATTTCTTTGCCATTTTGTAAACTTCACGCAAATCGTATCCATCAATACGCTCAACACGCTCAAGGCATTGCGCCCACTTTAATTTTTGCGCATCGGTTGTTGGTTGATACTTTTTAGGGAACAATGAAATGAAGTGTTCCAGTGCGGATTTTACATTTTGAGGAATATTATATGTTTTATTATGATATTGTACATTGTCTTGTACAAGTGTTTGTACATTATCTTGTACATTATCTTGTATATTGTCTTGTATATTATTATTATATATATTATTATATATATTACTTTGGTGCGGATTTACCGCAGCGGTTTTTCCCGCAACGGTTTTTTCCGCAATGGTTGGCACAATCAACCGAAAATTGTATCCTGAAAACTTTCCATTTGAGCGCACTTCCTCACGATTCAAAAAGCCAAATGATTCCAATTCTTTTATTTTTGAAGTGATGGCATCTTTCCCATCCTTGAAATGCCCTTGAATGAATGCCATTGTCATTTTTTGTTTGGCATCGTGTGAAAATAGCCAACAATACAATCCAGATGCAGCCATTGTTATTCCCTTTTTTCTGAATATATCGGTCGGGATAACCGCAAACCGATCAAGATGATCAGGTTTGTAAATTCTATTTACTACCATTTTTTTCTGTTTCTAAATTATCAACTCGTGATCCGTTTCAATTGATCACAAAATGTGCGAAGATCACCAAAAATTTTGGCAAACTCCAAAAAAGTAATGTTATTATCACCATACAATTCCCACAATACCTCAACAAGCAAATCCATTTCAACCCTTGACATTGTGCCAAGATATTCGTAATTGACATCAATATCATCAGTTGCGTTCATTGTCCAACGCACCTTTTGATTTTCCTCATCGAAATAAACTTTCCTATATTTCATTGCTAAAGTATTTTTTGATTGTATCTGAAACAACATCAAAATCATTGAGGCAATATGTTGCCCAACCTTTTTTGCTTAATCGCTCAAGCCATTTCAATTGGTTTGGAGTTGCCTTATTTTTCCCCGCCTTGAGTTCAATTGCCAATCCATTGAATGAATCATTGCAATCAAAAATCAATACATCAGGAACTCCCGATTTGCCACCAAGATATTTGAATTTGAAACGCTCAAAAGGAGTGCGCCTTCCTTCATTTGGAACGTGCGCACATAAAGCATCTGGATATTGCAACTCAATGAAACTCATCACTTGATGTTGCAACTTATCCTCATTCCCAAGATACTTATAAAACCCCTTTGACATTGTTACACTTTTAACAAAATTACACAAAAAACTCATTGAATTTGCATTTTTAGCATTTCCATTCTCAAATCATCAATTTCATTTTCAAGTTCACCAATGATTTTTAATGCATCAGCAAGTTGATGTGAAAGTGATTTTCCGCTCATTGATGGTGACACTTTTCTGGAGGATCTGAAATCAACAATTGTTTTCAATGATTCAAAATTTTCCCTGAAATTTACATCAACCTCACAAAGTATTTTAAAGCGTTTTGTGCCATGCAACACAGTTGCGTGATCCTTTCCCACCGATTGCCCGATTTCATTCAAACTCATCCTCCGCATTCGGCAAATTTCATAATACATATATCTTGCCTCCACAACTTCACGTTTCCTTGTGCGCCTTTCAATATCAATTTTGAAAAAATCCCAAATTGATTTTTTTGCAACATTGCGAATGTTTGCATTTGATATTTGTTTTTTAGATAATAATGCTCCCATCCTCATTTCGGTTTGTTGATTCGTATCCCAATGCAACATCGGTTTCCTTATAAAATTTCCAATTGTCCAATGCTTGTTTGTATCCCATTTTCCATTTGTTTCCATTGCGCCCAAGTTCAATCAAATCATCACTCAAGCCGTACACCTCAATTGAATAAGGATAATTGGTTTCAACCGCAATGAAACGGAAATCCTTTGGATTATATCCAAGCGCATCACAGTAAAATGTTGCTTGTAAATCGTAACGGAATTTTAAAATGTCAATGCGGAATTTTTCAGGTGAATTATCTTGACACGTTTTAACATCTGAAATCCATCCTGCAATTGAATTTTTGCAATCAGGTCGCACACGAATATCAACACCATCCATTGTGCCATAATGTGAAACCTCGATTTCACCCTTGCAAAACTTTTGCGCCAATTCATTTTTTTTCAAGTTTTCCATAATGGCTTTGATGCGGTTATGATCCGCCTCATCCAATACGATTTTTCCTTTTGCCTTTTCGATGTGTTCCGCCTTGAGTGCTTTGCCCTCCTTTGTGCGCCCATCAACCTTTGGCATTATGTAATAATCATCATAAAATTTATCGCTTTCAAGCATTGCAGTATGCACCGCAGTTCCAAATTTCATTGCATCGGTTTCATTGAATTTCCTATCAAGGAAATGTTTTACCGATTTTTTGGCAATCATTTTCAAACCTGATGCACTGATGGAATCCTTTGAATGATATTCCTCATTTGTATCTTGTATCTGTTTCATTTTTCTTTAATTTTTAAAATTTTATCATTTTCGTTTGTTGTTGTTTCAGTGAAAATTTTATGCAGTTTATCATAAAGATTGTAATTAAAAATTGAAAGTTCAATCCATTGAAAAACCTCATTAGGATTTTCAGTATCTTTTAACATTTCAACGTGATCCCAAAACATTTCCATTGACATTTCCTTTTCAGTTTCCACTGTTTGAATCAAACTCATGAATTCATCATTTGATATTTTAATCTGTTTCATTTTTTCTGTTTTTAAATAAAAAAAAGGGAGCAGCAAAATGCCACTCCCATTGCTTGACTACCAAGGCAAGTCACTTTCCCCTTGTGCCACTTTTTGCACTTTGCCATCTGGCTGCCAAGTGTTTAGTTCAGCGTACATTTTACCGCTTTGAGCGGTTTTCACATCAAGATTCACCCATCCGTTTTTTGAGTTTGCTTTCACAAACTTTCCGAATTCATCAACCTTGATTGATACATTTGCCACCACGAAATCGGGTGCATTATCTCTACGTTTCACAATGAAACCATCTGCAAAAATTTTATCCTCTGCCATTATATATTGAATTTAGATTTTAATTTACTTAATTGAGTTGCGGACAATTCCGCTTTTTTAATTGCCTTTAAAGCAGTTTGTCGATCTGATTTCATCACAACTTCAAATTGCTCATTTGTCAATTTTGGCTTCATTCCTGATGCCATATTACCATCATCATCCTCCGCTTGTAACGAAAGCAATGATTGTAATGTGTACCGCCTGAAATACGTTATTGCTGATCCGAGTTTCTGCGGATCATTTATTTCAGGAAGTTTCACTCCACTTTCAATGGAGTTTTCACCATCACTTATCACACTGCAAACTTCACCATCCTTGATGGGTTGCAAAAGTGTGAGTTTGTGTTTGTTGAGTATTGGCAACACCTCCCGAATCAATACATTGATGTCAAAGTATTTTGATTTGAAAAAAGGATTTGTTGCTGATTTTGAAATCGCTCCGATTTCGTTTTGCACTTTCAAAAGTTTTTCGTGCAAATTGTTTTCTGTTTCTGCCATTGTTTTAAATTAAACGATTAAGATCAAACCCCAACGATTGGAGTTTTTTGATTTCATCCACTTGAAATGTACCGCAATTGTTCACCCTTGAACGAAGTGTTGGGATTGTCATTCCAAGTGCTTGACAAACCTTTTTTCGTGTGAGTTCCAATCGCTCCAATTCGGAGTTGAAATATGTGTTAAATTCCATAATTGAAAAAATTTATTTTCGCTAATATAGAAAAAATTCTTTCTAAAAAGAAACCCCAAGCAAAAAAAATTCACTCGAGGTTTCGGCAAACAAGGGAAAAGGAAAGTGTTTAATTTTGGCGCAATTGGCTTGTGATTGTTACATCAGGATCGTTGTTTGGAGTGTGTGCCACAAACTCCGCTTCATTCCTTCGGAGGTTGTATTTTAAAGTATCAACCATTGCGGATTGATCATCCTTGAAATTATCAAAATTCATGTACAACTTATTCATTGGAGTTAATGGTTTTGTTTTTAATCCATATCCAGTGCCTTCATATCGTGGCACATAAGTTCTGTAATCATTCAAAATTTGTTGCGCTGCATTTGTATCATCATCAATATCAAGATTAGTTGTAAAAATACCATCAAAAAATGCATTGCAAATTTCCTCATTTGAAATTGTTTCCCGCTCATAAACCCCTTTATTTTCAGTAATTGTTGATGTGAGTGTTTGTTCGTTTCTTTCCAAATCAGTATCAAACACCGATATATTATCCAAATACATTGCTGAATATCCCGTTCCGCTTGTTAGTACGGGTTGATAAAATGTGATGCTCACGCTCATAAAATATGCACCATTAAAAGTATCAGGAAATGATCCTGATTCTTTTTGCCATCTTCCTAATTCATCAGCATCTTGAAAAATAATTTCATTGTAAACCAATGATGTACTCACTGAATTGTTTGCCTTGTCATAATATCTTGTTGTGCCAAGTGCAGTTGAAATTCCAAAATCAATTTTTACTGAATAATAAAGTTTGTAATTTACACCCGTTGCAGTTGAATCAAAAAGGTATTCAAATTTATATTCCACATTATCTGCGGGAACATAGTTTCCAATTTTTGTGCGCCCGAATTGATTCAATGCGGTGATTCGTGATCCTGCACTTGTTGTGAAATTTGTGAGTTTGTACGATTGATTATTGGATGCAACGAAATCGTGCGTTGTTGCAACTGATCCGTATGTTAGCGAATATCCTCCACTGCCAAATGGAAAACCTTGTCCCACGCTCATTCTACCTAAAATCACACCCTCTTGTTTGATATCGGATTCGGTGCGAATTTTATTCAATGGTGAAAGGTATTCAATAGATAAATCATTTCCTAATGGTTGCAAATCATCTTTAATTCGCTTTGTGACATTTCGAGTTGCATTGCCTTCAAAAGTTCTACTATCACCAATTCCAAATGCTTGAAATTCAATGATTTCATTTTGTCCATTTGAAAGTGCATCTTTAAATACACTGCGATCATAGTATTGCCCAGAAAAAACTTCATCCAAATAAATTGAGTTTGGCACAACATACCAATCACCAAATGCGTGAAATATCCTTGAATTTGATTTTCGCAAAATGTTTTCCAAAACTTCCTTTTCAGTGAGATAATTTATATCTGAATCAAGGTTTGAATATGTACTCCAAGGTCGTGCGGGAATATCACCAAACAATCCCGTTGTACCTGTCCATTGTTCAATCACGCCACAATACAAATACCTTTCAACTGCGCTTGCATCCTTATTAAATTCCTGCAACATTTCAGCAATGTAATACCATTCACCATAATTTGAATCCTCTGTTAATGGATTCACAAATGCATTCAATGCCCTTGAATCGTTTACATCAAGCAATCCCAAGCCATCCAATGCGGTGATGGATATTTCATAGGGAGTTGTTGCAAGTGCCTCCGAATAAGTATCTAAATACAAAAACCCCTCCCAAAGTGTTTGCCAATCGTATGTTTTAGAATTGGTGATTGATTTTGCAATGCAACTTTCATTGTCTATTGTGCCACCATCATTCAAAACCCTTTTTGTGAAATCACTTTGAATTGTGTTTCCTTGTGTGAGTTCATTTTCAATACATTCAGGCGATTCAATGCGCCCTGCATTTGTGGCAAATGCCTCAACACGATCTTGAAAAACATCCGATTGATTCCTATCATAATAAACCTGCACACGATATTCCTCCTCATTTCCCTTGAAAAAATTATCATAGGTAACATCATCCGTTACTAATAGATTGATTGTGCAACTTGATCCGACAATGGGTTGATAAAAATCATCATCACCCTCCCATTCGATTTGTACGGGATCACCCGTTCCAATCATTGGCAAAACTTCACCAGTATATCCATCTTGCAAAATTTCAACCTTTTTTCCGTTGCCCAATATATCGGAAAAAATCAATCTATACTTAACCCCGTATGCCATTTTTTTATTTTAATCGTGAGCGATTGCGTTCCGCACGTTGCAGTGCAACCACCAAATCTTGCCCTTGAATTCTAAATTCACCGCCAACATTAACTTGTTGCGCTTGTTTCCCGCCAATCATTGCCTCCAATTTGTTCAATGGTGCAATCACCTCTGGATTTTGTTTTGCGCCCGTATATTCACCCATTACACCCAACGTTGTGCCTGAAACAATACCACCATCAGCAAACTTTGGAATTGCAGCAAATGCAGCCATTACACCACCCACCGCAGTTGCAATGAATGCGGGAGTTGTGAAAATCGCAGCTGGTCCAGTTGCAGCACCCGATGCAGTTGCACCCGCAATCGCATTTGAAATCGATTGTGCCAACATCATTGCAATTAAATCCAATACAACTTGAATCATCCCTTTCACAAAACCTTGAAATCCATTTTCAGCCAACCCAAGTGAATTCAACAATCCTGCGCTCATATTGCTAAAAGCACCCGCAACTTCATTTCCAACAAGGGATGCAGTTTCCTGAACTTGCTCCATTGTCATTCCCATTTTTAAAAGTGCCTCACGAATTTTGTTCACCTTTTCAATTTGTGGCTCTGCGGGAGGTAAATCAACCCCACCAATAAAACCGTGAGTTGGCTGCAATGTAGTTGCGCCACCACCACCACCCGATGTGCCTTTTGCGGGTGCAGCTCCTGCGCCACCACCAACATCACCAATCAATCCCGAAACAAATCCAGAAACTTGATCTTTCACATTTGTGAGTGCGCCTTGCACTTGCTCAACAGTTTTCTTTTCAAGTGTTGATCCAACTGCATCACTCATTGCATCGGTAAAATTATCACCAATTTCCTCACCCGCACTTTTCACAATATCAACAGATTCATCAAACCCATCTGATAAAATTTGCTTAAATGATCCTTTGAAACCCTTTTCGGAAAACTCCTTGATGAGTTTCCACATTGTTGAAAATGAATTGATTACTAACATCACTTGCGTTTTTGCAAATGTGAAAACTGTTTGAAATGCTGCCTTGAGGAAATATATCACTTTACGAAGTGCCTCCGATCCATTGTACAAATCCACAAATTGATTGTATAAACCAACCACAACTGGCAACACTTCACCCCAATTTTTATATATGATAAAAGCAACACCCGCCAATGCAGCTGCAACCAATCCAACAGGTGAAAGTAAAAAGCCAATTGCGCTAACTAAACCACCAACCAACGTGATAATTGTTGGCAATACAATTGCGAATGCACCCAATCCCAAAATGAGTTTTTGAGTGCCTTCATCCAAATTGAAAAATGCTTTAAATACGTTTTGAATTACGGTTGAAACTTGTTGGAATATTGGCAAAAATCCAGTGAGTAAAGTTGCGCCAAGTTGTGCAAATGATTCCTTTGATGAATTCATTGCCTTGCGCAATCTAAATTCAGCGGATTGAGCGGTTGCATCAAATGCGGTTTGTGTCATTCCCATTGTTGAGTTCATTCGCTCAAATATGCCACGATTCACCTCAACACCTGATCCCAATAAATCCAACACCCCTTTCAATGCCCGAATGTTTGGGAATACAACTTGCGCTGCATCTGCATTGGAATCAAATGCGGTTTTTAATGTGTTTAATGTAGCCAACAAACCTTCATCCTTGATTTGTTGTTTTAACCCTGCGGATGATAATCCCATTGCATTCAATGCTTGTTCCGCTTGTTCAGTTGGTTTGAGTAATCCCGAAAGTATTGCAGTTAATTGAGTTGCACCAACCCTTGCATCAGTTCCAGTTCGGCTCATTGCTGCGAATGCTGCACCAACTTCATTGAATGAAACACCCATATTTGATGCCACTGGCAATACTGCACCCATAGCACCCGCCAATTCGTTTGCCTCCAATTTACCTTCACGCACCGCAGCGGTCAATATATCCGTTGCATCTGATGCACCAAGTGTATCCGATCCGTATGCGTTCATTGCGGAGGTTGCTAAATCTGCAATCGTTGCAGTTTCACCCAATCCAACCG